CTCGTATGAGCGGAATGCCCGGTCCGATGAAGGACGAGAAGGGCCAACCGACACGCAAAGCGGCGTCGCTAAAGAGATGGAAGTGCTAAATGGTCGATGAGATTACAACAGCCCGCGAGTTAGCCACACACGCAAGTGATATTAAGCACTTACAAGACGACATGGACGCAATGCGGGCTGACGTTGCCGCTATACGTTTATCTTTAGAAGAGATTAAAAAGACCCTTGCTTCCGCTGAAGGGGGTTGGAAAGTATTGATCGTAGTAGGCAGCCTTGCAAGCGGTGTGATTGGCGCTATTACCGGCTATTTTTCGAGCAAAGGGTTTTAATCATGCGTAAAATTAAACGATTCGGCGTGGGTGGCTCCACCGATGAAGAAGGCAAAAAAGATATTTTCAAAAACTATGAAGCCAAAGAATACGAAGCCCCCCGCGCATATTCGGAGAGCAGCGATGCTCCGGCTAAACGGATTATCACTAAAGAACAAGTGGAGGCAAAAGGATTTACTAACCTGCAAGACTTCCTAAACGACGAAAGAAAATTAAAGCGTAAAGACGGTAAACCCGCTGAACGCGTTACGAATTCATCAGTTAGCGGCGATGATCTTAGCAAGTACTACGCAAATCAAAAGAAACCCGCTGAAGCTGCCGCTAAACCCGCCGCCGCTGCCCCTAAAAAAGAATCAGCAGCTGATGTTACTGCGGAAATAGATAAGAACGTAAAGAGCAAAGGGTTTGAAGATGCGCTGTCTTACGCGCTCCCTGTTGGTGCAGCTGCCGCTGCTGGTACCGCTGCTTATAAACTTGGGGCTAAAGGCTTAATGAAAAAGGTGGCGGATAAATTTGCCCCTAAAACATATGAAGTAGTAAGAAGAAAGGGGCCAAGTTTAGCGCCTAAGGCAGAAGTAAAGGCAGCAGAAAAATATGCGGCGGATACTGCAAGGTCTAAGGCGTCAAAAGAACCGGCTGAACGGGCTATTGAAGCGCAACGCGCAGCAGCTCGTGATAATGCTAAAAGGTCTGGGGAAGGTCGAGATTACTCTGAATACAAAAAGGGTGGCAAAGTTAAAGTTAAATCCGCTTCATCCCGTGCAGATGGCTGCGCTATTCGCGGTAAAACGAGGGCATAATGCCTACAGTCTCAAAGAAGCAAGAGCGGTTTATGCAAGCCGTGGCCCACAACCCAAAATTTGCTAAGACAGTAGGTGTGCCTACAAAAGTAGGCAAAGAATTTACTAAATCAGGAGGCAATATGCCATTAGCTTTAAAAAAGAAATCTGTTGAAGATATGAAGAAAGACATCTTTAAACCAAAAGATGAATCTACAGAAGTTAAATATAAGCGTGGTGGTGCAGTTGCTTCTAAAATGGGCAAAGTAAAAACTGCTGCTCCTAGCAAAGATGGCGTTGCCGTTAAAGGTAAAACCAAAGGCAAAATAATTTCTATGAAGTCCGGCGGAAAGACGTGCTGATATGATGGCGTCCCGTGGGATGGGGGACATAGCGCCCTCTAAAATGCCCGGTGCTAAAAAGAAAGCACGACGGGACGACACTGACTTCACGCAGTATAAAGAAGGCGGTAAAGTTAACGCTGCTGGTAACTACACTAAGCCTAGTCTTCGTAAGAAGATTGTGTCGCAGGTAAAGTCCGCCGCAACGCATGGCACAGGTGCGGGCCAGTGGTCAGCCCGTAAAGCACAACTCGTTGCTAAGAAGTATAAGGCAGCAGGAGGAGGTTACCGTGATTGAACATATGGATAATTGCGCTGTTAAAGAAGATGGACCATGCACTTGTGGTACCGATGAAGTTTTTGAAGAGCTGGCTCTTGAAGAGGCCGGTTTAACCGCTGAAGACTTTGAATGAAAGCGCCACAGCAAAGCCTGAAGTCATGGGGTGACCAGAAATGGCGGACAAAGAGCGGCAAGCCGTCGTCAAAGACAGGCGAACGATACCTGCCAGAAGCGGCTATCAAGTCACTCACCCCGTCAGAGTATGCCGCCACAACGAAGGCAAAGCGGGCAGGGAAAGCAGCAGGAAAGCAGTTTGTTAAGCAGCCCAAAGGCATTGCAAAGAAAACGGCAGGGTTTAGATAATGGCATATACAACTTCTACTACAGCGTTTAACCCAACCCTCAACGATTTAGTCGAAGAGGCTTTTGAGCGTTGTGGCAAGGAGTTGCGTACTGGTTATGACTTTAAGACTTCTCGGCGCAGTCTGAACTTACTGCTGGCTGAGTGGGCTAATCGTGGTATCAATCTATGGACGATTGAGCAAGGCTCGATCAATATGATTCAAGGGCAGGTAACTTATGATCTACCTAATGATACCGTTGATCTGGTTGAACATGTTATTCGCACTGATTCCGGACAAGGTCCTAACCAAACAGACATCAACATAAGCCGGATCAGTGTTTCTACTTACTCTACGATCCCAAATAAGCTAGCTCAAGGTCGCCCAATTCAGGTGTGGGTTAACCGCCGGTCAGGGCAAACTACGGACGCAGTTGGGGCAACCGCTGCATTCCCACAGATTAATGTGTGGCCGGCCCCAGATCAGGGAACTTCCCAAGTACCCTTTTATGTATTCTATTACTGGCGCTTGCGCCGTATGGTGGACGCTGGTGACGGTGTTAATGTAGAAGACATCCCATTCCGCTTCCAGAACGCTTTGGTGGCTGGGTTAGCATATATGCTATCCATGAAGCTGCAAGGTGCAGAAGGTCGTACTCCGGTGCTTAAGACCCAGTACGATGAGGCATGGATGTTGGCTTCTGATGAGGATAGAGAAAAAGCTCCAATTAGATTTGTCCCCCGCACAACGTTCTATCGGTGATGTATGGGAAGCAAATACGCTAGTGGTAGGCACAGCATTGCGGAGTGTGACCGCTGTGGGTTTAGATATAAGCTAAAAGAGCTTAAAAAGCTGACGATTAAGACTAAGCAGGTTAGTATTAAGGTATGCCCAACTTGTTGGGAACCGGATCAACCACAGCTTTCTTTGGGCTTGTATCCTGTTAGTGACCCGCAGGCAGTTAGAGAGCCACGGCCAGATACGAGTTATAGGCAGTCAGGTTATAGCGGGTTGCAGTTAACGCAAACCCCACCAACGAGTATAAACGCTTTTGGTATGCCTGAAGGCGGTAGCAGGGTGTTTCAGTGGGGGTGGGGGCCTGTAGGCGGGGCAAGCGCAAATGATGATGGGTTAACTCCTAATTATTTGGTAGCCCCGGGTCTGGTAAGCAATGTAACGATTACGACTACATAGGAGTCTGACATGGACAAGAAAGAAGTTAAGAAGATCGCGGATAAAGAAGTTAAGGTCCACGAAAAGAAAATGCACAGCATGAAAAAGGGCGGTGTAGCTAGTATTGATATGAAGCGTATGGGGCGTAATCTGGCTCGCGTTGCTAATCAAAAGTCTGGTTCGAGAGGCCGATAATGGCTAAGTTTTCGCAAAAGCTGATGGGCAAAGAAGTTGGCTCTGCTGCTGTGTACGCTAAACCACATACGATGGATGGTAAAGATATGAAGCCAACAAAGAAGACTGACCCTAATACGCTAAATGCACGTCAGCTTGGGCCCCGTGAAGGCGTCCAACGCGTAAGCGCAGGTGATCCGGGTGCTGATGATGTTAAGACCACTGGTATCAAAATGCGTGGTACTGGCGCAGCAACTAAGGGCGTAATGTCCCGTGGGCCAATGGGCTGATAAATGAATTACGCGCAGCTTTCGTCAGCTATCAAAGGGTATTGCGAGAATGACTTTCCGGCAACGGTAGGATCGTTTACGTCTACTGACCAGATAGACACGTTTATTAAGCAGGCGGAACAGCGTATTTATAACTCTGTTCAGCTTCCGCCGTTGCGCAAGAACATTATTGGTTCTGCATCAATTAATAATAAGTACATGGCTGCACCAGATGACTTTTTATCGGTGTATTCAATTGCGGTAATTAGCGGTTACGGCACGGCAAACGAAAACTACACATACCTTTTAAACAAGGATGTAAACTTTATTCGTGAGTCATACCCAAATCCGGGTAGTACAGGTAAGCCTCTGTATTACGCCATCTTCGGGCCGTATGTAACTAATTCCGTAATTACTGACGAGCTGAGTTTCATTCTTGGCCCCACGCCAGACGCAAGCTATTTTACAGAGTTACATTATTACTACTATCCTGAGAGCATTGTTACCGCTGGTACAACGTGGCTTGGGGATAACTTTGATTCTGCGTTGCTATATGGCGCGCTCATGGAGGCTGCATCCTTCCTGAAGGGTGAGCCTGATCTAATACAAATGTATACAGCTCGGTATGGCGATGCATTGGCTATGCTGAAACGTCTGGGTGATGGTCTGGAGCGTAGCGATGCTTACCGCTCTGGTCAAGCTAGGGTACAAGTCACATGATCCAGCAAGGACTAACAACAAGTTTTAAAAAACAAATTCTGTTAGGTGAACATGACCTAGATACAGATTTGTTATATATCGCACTTTATACGGCACTTGCATCTTTAGGCCCAGATACGACGGAGTATTCGGTAGCAACTCCGGGTCAAATTACTGGGACAGGGTACACAGCAGGTGGTATTCTACTAACTAATGTGTCCGTCAATATTTCTGGGTCAACTGCTTATGTTGATTTTAGTGATCCAGTATGGAACCCAGGAGCTTTTACAGCTCGCGGGGCTTTGATTTATAACTCAAGTAAGAGTAATAAATCTATTGCGGTTTTAGATTTTGGTTCGGATAAGACATCGACCAATACGTTTACAATAACTTTGCCAGCTAACACAGCGTCCTCGGCGCTAATTCGCATAACTTAAGGAGTTACTATGTTTGATTCAAAGACAAAAGCTATGGATATTGTCTCCGCCGACGTTACAAAAAACGCTGGCAATGATGATTGTATTAAATTTGGTGGTGTTTACCACGTAGAGTGCTTTGATGCAGAAGGCAATTCTAAATGGGCGGAAGACTTCCATAATCTGGTTGTTAACGTCGGCCTTAAAGACCTGAACGATAAATACTTCTCTGGCTCTTCTTATACTGCCGCTTGGTATCTTGGCCTTGTTAACTCAAGCGCTACGTTTGCTGCTGGCGATACGATGTCGTCGCACGCTGGTTGGACAGAGAACGTTAGCTACACACAAGCTGCTCGTCCTACTTTGGCTTTCGGTGGCTCTACCACTGCTGATCCATCGGTGATTACTGCATCGTCGGTTACATTTACGATCAATGCTTCGGCTACTATTGGTGGTGCATTCGTTTCTACTTCGGCCACTAAGAGCGGTACAGCAGGCATCCTGTTCTCAGAAGGTAACTTCACTGGCGGTAACCGCGCTGTTATCAGTGGTGATACGCTTAATGTAACGTACAGCTTCTCTGCTGACGCTGCGTAATAGGGGGCTACATGGCTAATTTTACTAAGGGTCAAACCGTAAAGGTTAATACCGTGGTTCCGTCAGGCCCAGTTGAGGCTTATCGCATGGATGAAGATGGTGTTATCTACTGTCTTATTTCGTGGGTTGATGAGAATGGGGCCACGCAAAATCGTTGGTTTAGAGAAGACGTATTGGTTGCTGGTTAAAAGCTAAAAGGCGTAACGCATGTTTGGTATCTCATCTTTTGCCGAAACGCCTTTTTCTTCACTAAGCGGAGCTACGTATAACGCTGATGTTGCTGAGGCTGTATTAGTTTCAGACCTTGAGGCTGCGTATATTACGTATGCTTCCGCAATTAGTGAGCAAGTATTACTTACTGCTGTTCAAGATTCACTAGCTGATTTTGTTGACTCTATAACAGAGGCAGCGGTATTAAATGCTGCACAGATTGCGCTAGCTGATTTTGTCGAAAGCCTTTCAGATTTAATTACTGCCACTGATACGCAGAATGGTAGTGTTGTACTTGCTGGTTCTATTTCAGAATCTGCTGCGCTGCTTGATGAACAGAATACAGATAATGCCTTTAACTCTTTTGTTAATGAGTCTATTACTGGTACTGATACGCTGTTCTCTGTAGGTGATTTTTTAGCGGCTATTTCAGAGTCTTCAGTTCTTGCAGATTCACAAGCATCTTTAGCAAACCTCATTGCCGCTCTGTCGGACGCTGTAACTTTAACGGATTCTCAAGCAGGTAATTTACTGTTTAGCGGAAATATTTCTGAGTCCATTACTGCCACAGATATTACGAATGGTAGCGGCGGGGCTGAGACAATCAATGAGAGTGCATCGTTTGTAGACGATCAATATAATGTCAACGAACAGTTTGTTAATGTAGATGAGTTTGTGTTACTGCAAGATACGCTTGAAGGAACATCAGAACTAAATAACCAAGTAAACGAAACAGTTGTATTTACTACAGAACAAAATGGCGGGTTCCCTTACGCCGAAGATGTTTCTGAAACCGCATCCATAGCAGGCATTGTAGATGCAGGTGGTATATATGTGATTATTGCTGAGTCTATAGCGGCTGTAGACAGTGCTACAACAATTGCTACTTTGATTTCTAATGTAAGTGAAACAGCTAGCTTGAACGGGATTAATAATTCTTCTGCAATATTTAATTCCTCTCGCTCAGAAAGAATAGCGTTTACAAGTGGGTTTACCCCGTTCTTTAAATTCGAGCCGATAGATACGACGCAAGTGCCGAATTGGAACACGATTAACATGTAAGGAATTATTATGGCATTGGTTCTAGCTGATCGCGTAAAAGAAACAAGCTCCTTCACAGGAACAACTTCGCCTATTACGTTGCTAGGTGCAGCTACTGGGTTTCAATCCTTTGCTGCTGTAGGTAACGGAAATACTACGTTCTACACAATTACCAACCCCGGCACTAATGAGTGGGAAGTTGGTGTTGGCACGTACACATCTTCTGGCACCACGCTATCTCGCACCATTATTCTTTCATCATCTAATAGCGGCCTGATTGTTACGTTTAGCGCTGGTGCTAAAGAAGTATTTGTAACCTACCCTGCTGAGAAATCAGTAAACCAAGACGCTTCCGGTAATGTCACTATTGATGGAACTACGTCTGTTACTGCGCTAGCTTGCAGCGGGAATGCTACGTTTACAGGAACGGGTAGTAGGTTCCAAGCGGACTTCTATAATGGCACTGTTACGGATCGTTATTCGTTTCAATCTAGTTCCATAAATACATCAACAGGTATTTACGCTTTACCTAACGGCACATCGCAATCTGCATCGTGGCAGGCTACAAATAATAGCAATCCTACTAACGCAGGTAAGATTCTTATTGCTGCGACCGCAACGGCTGCTGAAGTTGTATCGGGCATTAATGGCTCCGGTACGTATCTACCACTAACCTTCGTTGCTAACGGTGGTGAAGTAGGTAGGTTCAATAACAGCACCGGATACTTTGGCCTTAATACTACAGCGCCCGGTAGCCAGCTTGATGTTAAAGGTACACTGCGGTTATCTGGTTCTACAAGTGGATATGTGGGATTAGCTCCTGCGGCTGTGGCTGGGACTGTAACGTACACATTACCAAGTGCTGATGGTACAACTGGGCAAGTTCTTTCAACTAATGGTAGTGGCACGCTATCGTGGGCTTCGGCTGGCGGTGGTGGTGGCGTAACAAAAGCGGCTGCTATAGCGTATTCAATGACTTTAGGATTCTAGGAGTAACTCATGGCTAACCCCAATATTGCAGCCCTTACAAGCATATACGGTAATACCGCGTATGTAATCCCATCAACAACGTCTGTAAGTGTTGCATGGACTCATAACGGCACAACAACACTAACAGGATTGACGCCAGCGGCAGGTACTGTAAATAAAATTACAGGTATCGTAGTCTCTAATGTAACGGCTTCGGCGGCTAATATATCAGTAGCGATTTCGAATAACGCTACCTACGCAAGCGGAACTGCATACTACATTGCGTACCAAATCTCTGTCCCAGCTAACGCTACATTAATTATTGTGGATAAAACTACAGATTTGTACGTAACTGAAAATCAATCTATTGGGGTAATCGTAGGCACAGCCAGCGCACTTCACATAACGGCAACTATTGAAGTAATCACCTAATATGAGCTTAAGAAATGTTGGCGGGTATATATCCGCATCATACAATCCGCTTGCTGCTAATGTTGGCCCGGGTGTTCAAACCAACCAAACAGAAGGCGTTTTTACATTGCAAACAGCAATGCAAGCTGTTGCGGCAAATCAATGGTGTACTGATCCAAGCTTTGACCAAACCACGTTGTTACTTCAAGCAGACGGTATTGCTAATAATTCTGACAACAGCACATTTATTGATAGCAGCTCAACCGCAGCAACATTAACATTAAACGGCAATGTTAGGCAAAACCAATTTACACCATTTAGCCAGCCAAACGGGTATTGGGGAAATTATTTTGACGGTACGGGAGATTATTTAACAATTCCAACAAATGCAGCATTAAATATTGGGGCCGGCAATTTTACTATTGAGTTTTGGATAAACCCAAATGCTAATAATAATTATGGAATTTTTAAACTAGTTGGAACAGGTACAACATCAAACGGGCCAACATTTACGTCTGCAAGAAAATTTGCATGGTGGAAAGATGGAAGCAGTGAAATCCTTCTTTCAACTACAATTGCCGAATATGGTTTTTGGTATCATGTTGCTTATGTTCGGTCTGGCACATCTTTTAAACTATACGTTAATGGCATTTCTGAAAGCACAGTAACAAATTCCGATTCTTTTAATTTTTCTGGATGGAGTCTTGGTAGAGGTTATTACGATAATCAAATGCAAGGATTTTTATCTAATTTTAGGCTAACAAATTCAGCAGTTTATACGGCAAACTTTACCCCGCCAACTTCGCCTTTAACAACAACTGTTTCATCTGGAACGGTTCAATTACTTACTTGTCAATCAAACGCTATTAAAGATACGTCTGCTAATAGTTTTACTATTACAGTTAATGGCAATGTATCAACGCAGCTATTTTCTCCGTTTGCCCCAGTATATTCGGCTGCGGAACCAACTATTGGTGGTAGTGCAGTATTTCCGGGATCATCGTATGTTTCTGGAACATCATCAATATGCACAGCAACAGATTTTACAATGGAGTTTTTTGGGTATTTTCCAGCGGCAGCGCCAAGCTCATTTGTTTTTGTTGGGCAAAGCACTGGCCCATTATTGACATTTGATGCGTCTTTTTTCCCATTGTATGGGCGACAAGGTGGTTTTGTTTTAACTGGAAATATAGTGGTTCCAGTTGGGCAATGGGTTCATCTTGCCTATGTAAGATCAGGCACAACTGTTTCTGCTTATGTAAATGCTCGATTTGCTGGTTCTGCAACTGACGCAAATAATTATTCAGCAAGCCAATCTTGGAATTTTGGTGGTGGCCCGGGCGCATCGCCTTTGCCCAATGGTGTAAGTATTAGTAATTTTAGAAGTGTGGGTTCGGCGCTTTATTCAGGCACAAGCACAACAACCGATAATTTTACAATTCCCGCAGCGCCATTTACATCAAGTACAGCAAACACATTACTGTTAATGTCCGCAACAAATGCGGGAATAATTGACGTATCACTAAAAAATAATATTCAGACAATTGGCAATACTAAAGTAAGCACAAGTATTTATAAGTACGGTAGCGGCTCAATTAATTTTGACGGCACTGGAGATTGGATAACGTTGCCAAATGGTATGCAAAACCAAATGCAAGGTGGTGATTTTACCGCTGAAGGTTGGGTTTATATAACCACACTAGGATCGGCTCGCGGGTTAATAAGCAAAGGAACCGCATCAACTGGATGGGCAATTGGGGTTACAAGCGGCAATGTTTTGCAAGCGTCCTATACATCAACAACGTTATCAGGAACAACGCTGTTAGTTGCAAATACTTGGTATCATTTTGCAATGGTTAGATCAGGGACGGCAACGGGCAATATAAAAATTTACCTAAATGGTGTATTAGAAGCAACAAGCGCAACGGCCATCACAACTGATTTTAATCAAACCGAATCCATGTATGTTGGCGCAGACCGAGTTGGTGGTTCTCCGATGATTGGCTACATGGATGATGTAAGGCTTACTAAAGGTGTTGCTCGATATACGGCTGCATTTACTCCACCACAAGTTGCATTCCCTCGTCAGTAAGGTTTGATATGAGTCTTAAATATATTGGCGGGGTTATTTCTTCAATTCCCAAAACAACGTCTGCATCTGTTGCAAATGGGGTTTGGAATATGACGAATGTAGCAAAAGCAAGATCAAATTCTGTATGGCCTTTACCCGGCATTAGTAATTTAAGTTATTTAGTTGTTGCTGGTGGAGCAAGTGGTGGTGGCGGTAATGGTGGCGGTGGCGGCGGTGGCGCAGGTGGATTATTAACTGGAACAACTTCCGCAGTTTTTGGGGCTGCCTACACAATTACTGTTGGCGGTGGTGGTGCGGCAAGTACAGGTCAAGGAACAGACGGTACAAATTCATCTGCTTTGGGATTTACTGCGTTTAAAGGCGGTGGTGGTGGTAATGCCGCTAATGGTACAGGCGGTTCTGGCACTTATGGATCAGGCGGTGGTGGTGGTAGTTTTAGCCCACAAAAAACTGGTGGCGTAGGAACGTCGGGACAAGGTAACAATGGCGGCACAGGCACAACAACTGCCAACTATGGTGCTGGCGGTGGTGGTGGTGCAAGTGCAGTTGGCGGCAATGGCTCAACAACTGTTGCAGGAAATGGCGGGGCCGGTACATCATCTAGCATTAGCGGATCAAGTACAGCATATGGCGGCGGTGGTGGTGGCGGTAAATCATCATCTGCAACGCCGGGAACAGGTGGCACTGGCGGCGGTGGTAATGGTGGTGCAAGCACAGGTTTCCCGGGTACCGCAAATACAGGTGGCGGCGGCGGTGGCGGATCAGATGGTAATGTAGCCTCTGGTGCCGGTGGTTCTGGGGTTGTTATTCTTAGTTATCCAGATTCAATTCCGGCTGCAACATCAACAACTGGATCGCCTACAATTACAGTGACAGGCGGGTTCCGAATCTATAAATGGACTTCATCTGGTTCAATCACATTCTAAAAACTATGACACATTTTGCGCGAGTAATTGATGGAGTTGTCACTGAGGTAATTGTTGCCGAGCAGGATGTTATTGATTCAGGAATGTTTGGTGGCGGGTGGGTTCAGACTTCATATAATACTTATGGTGGGCAGCATCCAAAAGGCCAGCCGCTACGTAAAAATTATGCAGGAGTTGGCTTTACTTATGATGTACAGCGTGACGCGTTTATCGCTCCGCAACCATTTATGAGTTGGACGCTAGAAGAAGATTCTTGTTTGTGGATTGCGCCAATAGCCTATCCTACTGATGGTAAACAATACTACTGGGATGAGCCAACAACATCTTGGGTTGAGCGAACAAATAACTAAGGATAAACTATGTCTAGTACATACAGCAGCTTAAAAATTGAACTGATCGGTACTGGCGAACAAGCCGGCTTTTGGGGTGCTACTACCAATACCAATCTAGGTACAGCCTTAGAAGAAGCCATTGTAGGTCGTGCAGATGTTGCGTTTGCTACTGATGCTGACCTTACTTTGACGCTGACGGATTCTAATTCTACGCAGATTGCTCGGCACTTTATCCTTAATGTAACTGGCACGCTTACAGCAACGCGGAACTTAACGGTTCCGGCAATTGATAAGCCGTACATCATTGAGAACAACACAGCACAAACAATCATTGTTAAGACAAGTGGTGGGGCAGGGGTGCCTGTTCCGAATGGTAGAAAAATGTTTTTGTACGCCTTTAATAATGGCGCTACTAATAATGTAGTCGAAGCATTTAACTACGTATCGGCTTTATATGCAGGCACACTAACCCTTACATCCCCGCTTCCTATTGCGTCTGGCGGTACAGGTTCTGCTGTAACCGCATACTGTTCGTTGGTAACTAATGTTACTGGAACCTTGCCAATCGCTAACGGTGGTACAGGACAAGTCACAGCCAATGCTGCGGTGAACGCGTTGCTGCCAGCTCAAGCCGGCAATAATGGTTTGTTCTTAACCACAAATGGTACGGATACTGCATGGGCTGCGGCATCAGGCGGTGGCGGAGGTAGCGTTTCTTCAGTTAATGCGTCTGGTGGCACAACGGGGATGACCTTCTCAGGCGGCCCAATTCTTAGTGCTGGTACGCTTACAATGGCTGGTACGCTTGCAGTAGCTAATGGTGGTACTGGGGCAACAACGCATTCGGTAAATGGCCTGCTTACAGGTAATGGCACTAGCGCAGTAAATACTATTGCTCCGGGTACAAACGGGCAGGTACTTACTTCTAACGGTACAAATTGGTACGCAGCGGCTTTTACCGCAGGTAATGTTACTGGTCCACTGTCCTCCACCAACTTAGCTATTCCAACTTTTTCTGGTGCAAGCGGGACAATCCTTTTAAATAATTCTGGCGCTACTATTTCTGGTGGCACGGTTACAGCGGTTGCGTTTGCAGGTGATGGCGCTTCGATTACCGGACTTTCTACTGGCAATATTTCTAGTGGCACTTTGCCCATTGCTCGTGGAGGTACTAACAGTACAGCAACCCCAACAAACGGGGGCGCTGTATATGGAACGGGATCAGCTTATGCGGTTACCGCTGCCGGCACTTCTGGGCAAGTATTAACATCTAACGGTTCTGCTGCTCCTACATGGCAGACGCCTTCTGCTGCTACGATTTCTATTTCTGCCGGCAACGGCATGACGTTCACAACCATCACTGGGTCTGGCTCAGTTACGATGGGAACACCCACTACACTAACTTCGGCAACAACTAATGCCGTATCTGCTGGAACCCACGCACATGCTGTAACAGGGATACCAACTACTTACACATGGACGGCTGGAACAACAGCAGGACCTACTGGTGCTTTAACTGGATCAGGGTCATCATCAGTTTCTTATGCGGCTATTCCAAGTGCATCGGCAACAGCATCCGGCATTATTACTACAGGTGCGCAGACGCTTGCAGGCACCAAGACATTTAGTAGTATTCTTGCTACTTCGTATAACTTTAGTACAACAAGTTCAATTTATCTGTCTGGTTCGACGGTTAATCTAGATATTGCTAGCGTTGGTATTACAGATTGGACTAACGCAGCCTTTTCCCCAGCAACAGATAATGTTCGCACCCTTGGTACAGCAGCGCTACGCTGGACAACTGTATATGCAACAACAGGCACGATCAATACTTCCGATGCAAACACCAAGCAAGACATCGCTGATCTGGATGCAGCCGAGCTTCGTGTAGCTACAAACTTAAAAGGAATGATTAAGAAGTTCCGCTTTAAGGATGCTGTTGCAGAAAAAGGTAGTGCTGCTCGAATTCACGTTGGTGTAATTGCTCAAGATGTACAGGCTGCGTTTGTATCTGAAGGTCTTAACCCAGCGGAATATGGCATGTTCTGTTCGGATACATGGTGGGAGAGAGAAGAAACCACTGTTGTTAATGATGTTCCACGCACCAGAATCGTTGCACATGATACGTTTGTAGAAGGTGGTACGGAGCGCACACGGCTTGGTATTCGTTACGAAGAACTGTTCGCTTTTATTATTGCTGCTTTGTAAAGATTATGTATGGACCCAATAACTGTCGGTGCGGCGTTCGCAATAGCCAAGGCGGCAGTTGCTGGCGTAAAAGAGGCCATCGCCCTCGGGAAAGAAGTGCAGGAGTGTTATCACGATATTAGTGCGTTCTTTACGGCACAAGGTGAGATACAGGCTGCGGTAGTCCAGCAAGAGCATGACCAGAAGCTAGGTAAATCGGCACAGAAAGACGCTACTGCCGAGGCGCTTGATGCGATGTTTGCCAGCCGTCAGATGTACAAAATGGAAGTGGAGCTACGTGAAGCATTAATCTACGGTTCTGGTAATGAATCAGGCTTGTACGAAGAGATGTGCCAACGGCGGGACGCTATTATCCAAGATCGTAAGAATGCCCTTGAGGAAGAAGCTAGGCAGATTCGGCTAAAAGCATACGCAGTTAAACGCAAGAAAGAAGAGCGGATTCAGAACCTCCAAGAATGGTTAGCAGTTGTCCTTGGGGTGTCAATTAGTAGCTTCATTATGTACGCAATATGGTGGATGTTTAGACACGGGGGTGATGAATGAACATGCAAGACATTATGAAGGCGATAATCCCCATCGCTTTATCCGCAATCGTTTGGCTGCTTGGGCAGGTAGGTAGCTTCTCTGAACGCCTAACCAAGATTGAGGGTCAGATGCCTGCTTTGATTACGTCGCAGGGTGTGCCAACGGACAGCCCGTTAAGTGCAGAGCGCCGCCACGCTATGAAAGAAGAAATCTACAACGATATTCACGACCTGCAAGTTCGGATTAAATTGATGGAAGAGCGAGGTAAACACTGATGATGACGCTATTTACAACACTGATTTCTTTCTTATCTGGTGGCCTACCAAAGCTACTGGATTTCTTCCAAGATAAACAAGATAAGAAACACGAACTAGCCTTGGCTCAGATTCAAGTGCAGGCTCAGATGGAGATGCAAAAGGCGGGCTTCCAAGCGCAGGAGCATATCGAAGAAATTCGTACTGACCAGATTAGTATTCAGGCGCAGACAACTGAACGGCAAGCGCTTTATGCTCATGATATTGAGATAGGCAAAGGCGCATCTCAGTGGGTAATTAACCTCCGCGCTATGGTGCGTCCTACCATTACGTATGGCCTTTTCTTCCTACTGGTAGCTGTTGATATTGCTGGTGTTTGGTATGCGTGGACTACTAACGTACCGTTTAACGTTATGATTGAAGCGGTTTGGGATGACGATACGCAGATCATCTGGGCATCTGTAATTTCGTTCTGGTTCGGGACACAGGCGTTTAGTAAGAAATGATCCGCCTATTAATACTGGCTCTACTGTGTATTCTTGTGGCGTTCCATATGTTTGGTTGCGCGGATAAGCACGCAGATTGCGTAGAGATGGCACAGCGGGAGTATTCAAACGCCCACCCAGAGACAAGTTATAGCCAGCTAATATTAAAACGGAAAGACTTTGAGCGTCGGTGCCCACAATGAACTTTACCGCCCTGCACGAACTCAAGTACCACGAAGGGGTAAGGAAGAAGCCTTACTTGGATAGTGTACTGCTGTGGACAACAGGGGTTGGGCATCTAATAGCGCCAGCAGAACATCTGAACATGACGCTTGTTCAGCGCAAGGAAGCTAAAGCTGCGGGCTTATTAAAGTGTCCAGCAGAGTGGGATAGGAGTTTAACCAATGCCGAAGTGGATGAGATTCTTAAAGCAGACCTTGCTCGGTTTGAACGAGGTGTTCTACGTTATTGCCCTACTGGCCTTACTCAAGGCAGGTACAACGCACTTGTCAGTTTTGCATTTAATGCTGGGCTAGGCCGATTACAGAGTTCGTCGATTCGTACTAAGCATAACCGTGGGGATTTTGGTGGCGCTAGTGATGCTTTTCTGCTATACAGAATGGCAAGTGGTGTAGTCCAAAAGGGGCTAGAAACCCGCCGTAAAGATGAACGTGCAATGTACCTAAGTGGGTAAATAATGGCATTTCAAAAATTAAACTTTAAGCCCGGAGTAAACCGAGACCAAACTAACTACAGTAATGAAGGTGGTTGGTATGAGTGCGACAAAATCCGGTTCCGTTCAGGCAAACCACAAAAGATTGGTGGTTGGCTTAAGTATTCCACAAGCGTACTTATTGGTGTGTGTCGGCAGATGTTTGGCTGGATTACCTCGTATAACGATAACTTCCTTGCGCTTGGGACTAATGCCAAAGTTTACATTGAGGCCGGCACAATCCTGTATGACATTACGCCTATTCGGGCTACATTTTCTTCCCCTGCTACAAATAACTGCCTAGCCACAACAAATGGCTCATTGGTAATTACCGCTACTATTACTGCGCACGGTGCTAATGCGGGGGATTATGTGACTTTTAGTGGGTCTAACGCAGTGGGCGGCATTACTGCTACCACCATAAATACAATCCATTTAATTACTAATGTAACTGTAAACACGTTTACCTTTTCTGTAGCTACAGCCGCTACCTCAACCGTTGCTGCCGGTGGTGGCACAAGCATATTTGCAAAGTTCCAAATCCATGTAGGGTATGAAGCCTCTGCGTTTGGTTATGGTTGGGGCACGGACGGGTGGGGCGTTAATGGCTGGGGCTTAGGCTCTAATCAACCAATTGCGGTTAATCAGACTGATTGGTGGTTTGATAACTTTGACAATGATCTGGTAATGAATATCCGAAATGGCGCTATTTATTATTGGACGCGTGGTTCTAGTACTAGCCCAGCATCGGCGTTATCTACACCGGCAATTCTTTTATCTGCGGTAGCTGGTGCGGCAAGTGTGCCTGAGTTGGCTATGCAGGTTCTGAACTCCCAAAATGATAAGCACGTAATTGCTTTTGGTGCCACGCCATATTATGCGTCTGGGGCAGTCCCCCAGTTTGATCCAATGCTTATTCGTTGGGCAAGCCAAGATGAGCCTGCTAACTGGCGGCCACTATCTAGTAACTCTGCTGGCTTTATTCGCGCAACTAATGGCTCAAAGATTGTTCGTGCTATGCGGACTCGGCAGGAAATTCTTGTTTGGACGGATACCGCACTATATTCAATGCAGTATTTGGGCACAACAGATGTGTTTAGTTTGCAAGAGCTTGGGTCTAATACGTCAATTATTGGGCCACGCGCTGTAGCTACAGCTAACAATCTTACCTTTTGGATGGGTCAGGATAAGTTTTACGTATACAGTGGACGGGTTGATACCTTACCTTGCACGCTTCGTGACCACGTATTCCTTAACTTAAACTATGACCAGATTGACCAGATTATTTCTGGCACCAATGAGGGATACCATGAAGTATGGTGGTTCTATCCTACGGCTAACAGCAACACCGTTAACGCCTACGTTATCTACAACTACTTTGAGCAGGTTTGGTATTATGGGACGATGGATCGCACGGCTTGGTTGGATAGTCCGTTGCGCCAGTATCCGCAGGCAGTTGGTGCTAATTACATACTGAACCACGAGCAGGGTACCAATAATGATACGCTTCCAATGTCTGCTTATATAACGTCTTCAGACTTTGATATTGAAGACGGCGAACATTTTATGCTGGTAAAACGGATTATTCCGGACATTAATTTTAGTGGATCTACCGCAGATGCTCCAACAGTTGCTATTACATTAACCCCACACAATTATCCCGGTGCCGCATATACAATAGTTGCGCCAAAAAGTGTGGTAGAAACGTCATCAGATGTCTATACTGAGCAAGTATTTATACGGGTTAGAGCGCGCCAAATGGGGTTTAAAATAGAGTCAGATGCGTTGAACACTCAATGGCAGCTTGGCACCCCGCGTTTAGATGCTCGTGCAGACGGTAAGAGATAATTATGGGGCTTAAAAGATTTACATCCCCCGCTCTTCCCCTTGCTCCACAGGCATATGACAGGGAGTATTTGGATCAATTAGTGCGGGTGCTTAACCTGTATTTTAAGCAGCTTGATTCCAGTTCTGGAATAGTTGTGGATAACTTATCTCTTAGTGTTAGGGAAGGGTCGGTAACAATACCAACTCAAGTTGACCTAGCAAATTTGCGTGTGGGCGATGTTTATATGGATACCACAGCAAGCAACGTATTAAAGGTGAAAACATGAACGGATTAGGCGCACTGCAAAACTACGTTACTGGCGGCCAAGTTACTCAAGCTTATAATGAACTTTTAGTCCGGTTCCCTGACGCTGGTGGGCTTCAGTTTTACACCAATCCTGATCTTAGTTTAGCTGATCTAAAAGCACAGTTAGCTGGGTCCGAAGAAGGTCGGGCTTTTTTAGCTTCGCAAGCACCTACAGGTTCAGCCGCTGCAATGCAAGCAAGCAATACTGTAGCCCCCGGAACTATGGGTGCTGGTGTACAGCCAACCACAGTCGCTGATCTCTATACTAAATACCTTGGGCGTGAGGCTGATGCAGGTGGTTTAGAATCATGGACAAAACAGTTTGGTCCAACCGTAGATGCTAATGAACTAGCTAGATTTTTAGGTGCCGCGTCTACTAAAGCTGAAATCGCGTCTAAAGCAAGCCCAGTAACTACAGGCGTAGCAAACACTACTGGAGCCGCCACTACGGGTGGTGCGAGTACTACTGGGGCTACTACTGGGGCTGTTACTACGGGTGGCGCAAGTACTACTGCAAATCCAGCGCTTACAGTTGCCGATCTTTATACTACGTATCTTGGCCGCACACCTGATGCTAGCGGGCTTAACTCGTGGACCCAACAGTTTGGTGATGAAGTAGACGCTACAGAGCTTGCTAAGTTTCTTAATGCGGATTCTACTAAAAAAGAAATAGCGGCTAAAAATAACACTACGGATTCTGGTCCAAACACCAACACCAATACCAACACAAGCATAGGAACTAATGTTACTGATAATAATACTGTAACTACAGGAGATTATGCTGGATTTACCGGAACAGCTAAAGCTCGTGCTGATGTTGAAGCCGCGTTTAACCAGTATCTTGGTAGAGCCCCAACTGAAAATGATTTTACGTATTACGCTAACCAGTTAATTAATGGGGGCAAAACTCTTTCGCAGTTACAGTCAGATATTAGCGGAACTCCAGAAGGGCAAAGTTGGTACAAAGCACAAAACCCAACTACAACCGATACGGGTGGCCTCACAACTATTACGCCGGGAGTTACAACTACTAACCCAGCAAAAGCACTAAATAGAGATCAAATTAATGCGATGTATCTTAAAACATTTGGCCGCGCAGGTGACCAAGGCGGTTTAGATGCATATCAACAAGCGGGGGTAACTAGAGACCAACTGGTTAATAGTTTTTTGAATAGCCAAGAATATCGTATGCCTACAGGCATTCAAGGCATTGCACCACGTAGAGAAGCTGCAACACTACAAGGCCCTACAGACTTTGGTACACCTGCCTATATGGGCGGGACTCCTATGACTCCTGTGACTGCAAAAGATTTAGGGTCACAGTTCGTTGCGCCAAAAGATTATGCGGAAGTATTTACGCCAGAGACAACATATACAACGCAAGACCCGATGCTAACAGAAGCTACTACTGAAGGTGAGGCAGTTACAACAGGTGCGGGCGGTGGCTATGTTGGTGAAAATCCTGCTTATTCAGAATATATGGCAGGCCAAGCTGAAGGAGGCTCTGTAAATATGGCTCGTGGTGGAAGAGTGCCCTCACAACAGGGCCTGCATGGTCTCGCGCAAAGCATTGCGGATAAGGGTCGTGGCAGAGATTCTATGCTTGTACATATGACACCAGATGAAGTTCATGGGCTTCGGGCTTTGGCGCACGCTCAAGGACACGATCTGCCAATTAATCCACATACTGGGCTTCCAGAGGCAGGTTGGTTTAGTAAGTTGTTTAGAAATATTATGAAGGTTGTGCCGTTTGTTGCTCCATTTATTCCGGGACTTGGTTTGCTCGCCCAAGCTGGATTATCTGGGTTGGCTGGAGCTACAAGTGGTGGTGGTTTTAATTTTAAAAAAGGTCTGATGTCCGGCCTTATGAGTTATGGTGTAGGAAGTTTGGCGGAGGCGGCAAAAGGGGCAAGTGCAGTAGCAAGCGCAACGTCCACAGGAACTAGCGCGGCACAAGCAGCAAAGTCTTTAGTTGACCCATCACAAATTGGGCAAGGATACGGCACAATTGCTAAACAATATGTTACTTCTAATGCCCCAGAATTAGCAGTTAAAGGCGCTGGTAAAGTCGCTGAAATTAATGTTGATAACGCTATGCAAAGTGGGAATCTTGCTGCTCAAGAAACAGCTAAAGCCGCAGCAGCAGAAGCAGCAAAGGGTGGGGCTTCTATCGCATACCGACAAGCAGCACCAGCTATTAATGCAGCAGCAGGGCAAGCGGCGGCAGAGCAAATACCGGGAAATGTAATTAATAAAGGGTTGGCAGCAGTATCTGACTTTGGTACTAAGGTGGCTAGTTCAGCTAAAGATATGGGAACGACTGCGTACAACTTAGCAACTGACCCTGCTGCACGAAAAACATTTACAGAAACAATGGCAAAGAATGCTGCTGACAGCCCCAATTTAGGACTACAAAATGCACTGACTGCAACTACTGTGGGCGGAACCGGGCTAGCCGCAGCAAATGCTGAAGAGAAATACGCCAAAGAACAAGCCGACATTAAAGCAGCTGAAGACGAAAAGAATGAGCGTATGCGTCGCCGTGTTGAGGAAATTATGCGCGGCAATCCGTTACCAGAAAATTTCTCAATGGCTGGTGGTGGTATGGCTTCATACGCTAGGGGTGGAAATAGCCCCAAAAACCCACGTATGTTAGATGGCCCCGGTGATGGTATGAGTGATAGCATCCCTGCTGTGATTGGCAATAAACAACCAGCAAGATTGGCTGATGGGGAGTTTGTTATTCCAGCAGATATTGTTTCCCACTTAGGCAACGGTTCATCTAAGGCTGGCTCAAAACAACTTTACGCAATGATGGATAGAATTCGCAAGGCCCGTACCGGAAGATCATCACAAGCTCCGGAAGTTCGTGCTACTAAATTAATGCCCGCATAAGGAAAGATCATGGCAACTTCTACAGTAACTACAGCAGGGGACATTCCTGATTGGATGAAGGGGTTTTACACTGGGCAGCCTGCTGCTGGTGGACAAGCTGCTGTTCCGGGATTGCTTAATCGTGCTTATGCAGAATCAACTAAAGATTACTCTACCGCAAATAGCAACTTAGAAGCATCCGGACTTGCTGGACTTGGTGGTGTTGCTGGTATGTCCCAAGGCCAAACAGCGGTGGGCCAAGAACTATTTGGTATGAAAACACCGGGACAGTTTGGTCTTGGTACAGAAGCAGGACAAGCAGCGGCTGGAACATATGGTGGGCTAATGGGGCTACAAGGTCCCGGTGCGTTTAATTCTACAGTTGCCCAACAATACATGTCCCCGTATCAGCAGAATGTAACGGATATTGCACAACGTAATGCCATTGCAGAAGCGCAGAAGGCGCAGCTTAGTACTAACCTAGCTGCTGGCCGGCAGGGTACTTATGGTGGTGCGCGTCAAGCTCTCTTGCAAGGTGGGCGTGAAGCTGGTCTTCGTACTACACTGAGCGACATTGGCATTAAGGGGCTACAAGATGCGTATACGAATGCACAGTCTCAGTTTGAACGTGATCGTGGCGCTGAGTTAGCCCAGAATCAATTACGCTTAAATGCTGCTCAAGGTATGACTAGCCAAGCTAATACGTTTGGTAATCTTGGTACTGCACAGCAAACTGCTGACATTGACCGCTTGAAAACTACAGGCGCATACGGCGATCTGCAACGCGGAATTCAGCAACAACAGATGGATGCAGAAGCTAAGTATCGTACTGATAAAGATTTGTTTGGTAAGCAGCAGATTGGTTACATGTCTGATGTTCTGCGTGGCGTACCACAATCAGATCAAACACAAACTACTACTACGCCCCCACCTAGCTTTGCATCGCAACTTGCAGGTTTAGGTCTGACAGGGTTGAGCTTGTATAACACAATGAAATAAGGTTACTTATGAGCATCCTCGGCGCAATCAAAGCACAGTCTGGCACGCTAACTGATTTAGCGAAACTGCCACAAGCCCTGATTATGCAAATGGCCCAGAAGGGTCAGATTGCACAGGATATGGTCATGCCTATTCTTTCTAAGAAGGCTGAGATGGTTGAGGCTGCGCGGGCTATGCAGAACGCCCAGCAACAAGGTGGCGTACCACCAACCACGGTACTTGAGCAGATTATGCAGCAGAACGCTGTAGCAGAACAGCCAGCCCCCCAGATGCAGCAAGAGCAGGGGATACAGACGTTGGATACAGGCCGAATGAATCCAGAACGATATGCTGGCGGCGGCATTGTTGCGTTTGAAGGTGGCGGAGAAGTGCCTAGCTATGCTGGTACGACAGATGGTAGTGTTGTTGGTGATCCTGATGCCCGTCGGAAAGCCTTATTAGTGCAATTACAGCAAGCGCAAAAAGTTGGGGATACAATAAGTTCAGTTAGGCTGCAAGAAGAAATAAGAAAATTGACTCCAGAAGATAACTCTTTTACAACCGGGCTAAGAAAGCTAGTGGAGGGCGTAATCCCATCTGCGGCTGCGGGGGAGCGGAATCAAACAGGGTATATAAGTGACCCAACGGTGGATGCTATTCCTAGAAAAGCTGGTGCGCCTGTTATTAAAGAAGTTCCGGTTGTCGCCCCACCCGTGTCAACAAAACCAGTAGCCGTAAAAAGAGAAGAACCCGCAGGGTTAGTAACGGTCGCCCCTGTAAAAAAATCAAGAGCAGCGCCTAAACTTGTAGAGCAACCTAAAAAAGAACTCGCTCCGGTTGAAGTAACCGCTTCGTTAGACCTAGATACTCCTGTGTTTAAACCCCAGCTATTAACAGGCCGTGGGTTTGATACTGCGCAAGATAAGGCACGTACTGAAGAGTTTGCAACTGCTTATGGTGTGGATACTAAGTACTTTGATAAACAACGCCAGAAACTAGAAGAAGAAGGTAGGGAAATACCTAAGGAACAAGAACAAGCTAAGTGGATGGCATTGGCCGAAGCTGGTCTTGCTATTGCCGCAGGTGATTCGCCTTATGCGTTGCAGAATATTGCTAAAGGTGGTGGTAAGGGCCTTGAGGCATACAAAGGCTACCAAAAAGATATTAAGGAAAAGCAACGCCTGCTTAAAGAACGTAACGCTAAAATTACTGAAGCGGAGCAGCTTGAGAAACGCGGGCAGTCAAACGCTGCTATGGCGCGTCGTGATGAAGCTGCAAAGTATGATGAACGTGTTGATGCATTCAATGCTACAGCTATGGCTAAAGCAGAAGAAAATAACCTTAAAGCTACATTTGAGATACAAAAAATCTTTTGGGATAGACTTAATTTCACTAACGATGAAAAAACTAAATTTAACCGTGAACTTACAATTCAAGGCATTACTAATCAAGCTGCAATGGCACGAGTTGCCGCACAGATAGTAGGCCAAAGACAAGTAGCTGAAACTATGGCAGGTAGACAAGGTACGATACCGGCTAAAGACCTTGCCAGATTGCGTATGGAAGTAGAATCTATGTATGGCCCAGGAATTAAAAAGGGGCTAAAAGATAAATACGGTAGTAACGCTAAAATTGATACAGAGTACAGAGCTCAAATAGATGCGAAAATTCGTGAAGTTATGGGAGAGTCCGGAACTCCAACGACTCAAACGGTCTCAACTAACTCGGGGTTTACACTACTATCTCCTGAATAATAAGGCTTCATATGCGTATTTACCGAGTGCAAGGGCCTGATGGCCGTATATATAGACTCGAAGGCCCAGAAGGTGCAACGCAAGCTCAGGTGTTTAGCGCACTGCAAGAGCAGCTTGCCGCCCAACCAATTCGTCCTGACCGTACCTTAACGGAAGCCTTAACCGGAGGGGCGTCAAGGGGGTTTGAGCGCCTTAAATCTACCGTAACGGATGTAATTCCCGGTATGGCTGCGTCTGCTCTTGGGTTTGACGAATACGCTAAACAACAAATGGCTGAAGCTGCGGAATCGCAACGCAGAATACAGGAAACTAACCCTGCTGAATTCCAATCCTATAAACAAGTAGATAGTCCTTACTCCGCACTAAAATATGCTGCGGAAACTATTGGTGAAACCTCCCCTGATATTGCTGCATCTTTACTGCCCGGCGGAATTGGTGGGGTTCTTGGTCGACGTGCTGCGTTAAGTGGTGCAAGAGCAGTTGGTCCTTTACTCCCTGCGGTTGAAGCCGCTGCTGGCGCTACTGGTGCTGCACGTGGGCAAGCAGTTGGTATATATTTAGGTTCCTACGCTCAGAATGCGCCGGAAGTATTCCAAAGTATTTACCAAGAAACGGGGCAATTAGAGCCCGGGGTTGCTGCCTTATTTGGCTCCGCTAGCGCCGCACTAGACTCCATATTACCTGCGCAATTACTGCGTAGTATGTCTGCCCCAGTTAAGGTTGGCATCGTTGAGAAGATTTTGGAACGCTCTGGTATGGAGCCAAGTCTTCTACGTAAAGTTATTTCCCAGATGCCCGGCAGTGCTGCTAAAGAGGGTTTGACTGAGGGTAGCCAAGAAGCTATTAACATAGCCGCTGAAAAGTTCGTCAGCGAGAACGCGTCTTTGTGGGGTAGTAAAGAGTGGGAACGGATGATCGAGTCTGGCGTCCGTGGTGCTGTTGCTGGTGGTGCATTTGGTACCGTTGGGTCAGTAGCTGAACGTAGTCAGGAACGTGGAGAAGAAACACGCCAAGCCCAAGCCGCTGCTGACCAAGCAGAGCAAGCACGGATAGCGGCATTACCTCCAGAGCCCCCAGCCCCTCCTCCACCAGCGCCTCCCGGTGCGCCTGAATCTTATGCTTTGGCTGTGCAAGAGATGGAGCGGTTAAAGCAAGAGCCAGCTACCCCAGAGAATAAAGCTCGCATCGCTGAGTTACAAGACTACACGCGCCAAACCACGATGGACCGTATAACTGCGGCACGTGAGCCCCTTACTGATGAATCTAAAGCTCTTCGTGAGCAGATGGTTAGTGGAGCCCCCGTACAAGGTGCGTTCCGCGAAATGGAAGATTTACCTACTCGTGAAATTCCTGTAGCGCCGTCGGCTAGCCCTGATGTGCAAGAGATACTAAACCAACGAACTTATATAGCAAATCAAATTGAGGCGCGTAAATCTGGTGCAGAAGCCCGCCCAGTTGCTCTTGGAAACACTGTTTTAAATACAGATAAAGAATTACAAGACGCATACAACGCACTTACTACTCGCGCTAATACAGAGATGGAGCAACAGGGTAAAACAGCTCCTACTATACTAACTCCTGAAGTATTGGACAGTACTGGGTTGCCTAGGCAATCTGGGTTCTATAAGAAGCTCGTCAATAAGAACTTGATGACGTTTCCTGAACTCGATGAAGTCCAACAAATTCTGGCCGAAGTACGCGCTAATAAAAACTTATCCGAAGCTACTAAAAGCGCTTTAGAAAACATTGCTGGGCAAACGTTTAATGTTTATGGGCAGCAAGCAGAAATGTTTGGCCCCCGTGGGGCTATCGCTGCTGGTGTTGAAGAAGCTGCGCCTCCTAAACCTACGGCTGCGGCGCTTCGTATTGCTAGCCTTGTTAAAGATAAAGACTTAAATGACCCAGCGGTTGTAGCTACAATTAGGGATAAGCTGACCGACTACGCTAATGCCCCAACACGCACGCCGCAAGCTATCGACGAAGTCCAAGCGTTCTTAGAAACACTCCCTGCACCTACGGAGGTTGCTGATGTCCCTGCCGCTGTTAAACCTACAGAACCTGTCGTTGCAGCAAATAAGCGCCGCACTAAATTGGTTGACGACCGAGGAGATATACCCGCCGTTAAGCCTGAAGCACCTGTCACCGCTGGATTGGGCGATACTGGAGCAGGTACTGGAGACCTTAATGTGGGAGAGGAAGTACAACCAACTCCACTAGAGGAAGCACCGGAAATCAAGACAGCAAAAGGTTTACTCAGTGCTATTGACAAAGGCGGCGTCCCACTTAGTACGGCAAAGTTAAATAATGTTGCTAGGGATATTGGGTTAGATGTAAGCAAAAGTGCCAAACCTGAAGAAACTATCCGCCGGATAAGAGACGCTGTTAAACGCGGATCAAATAAACCAGAACCAAAAGCTGCGCCTAAAACAAAAGCTGCAAAAGCGCCAACTTCTGAAGAAACTTCTGTGCCTGAAGGCAAACTAGATTTTAGAGACGCTATTGGCCGGCTAGTATTTGGTGGCGTTAAACGTGCAGAAGCTACTGAGTATGTAAATAATATATCCGATACGTTTGGCAATGTAGATATTGCTGATGTCGAAGCCCGACTTACGAAAGTAAATGGTAAGGCCAAGTATCGTGAAGGTGCTGCCGGCAAACGCGGTATGTCTAAAGCGGAAGTGCAGGAGATTGCAAATAACGTTAAGGCTACTTGGAAGAACGCCCCAACTACAGTCGTAGTGCAGTCAGTGTCTGATTTGCCTGAAGCGTTACGTGAACAGATAATTAGGGATAAAGTTAACCCGCCTGGCGCGTATGACCCTAACAATAAGACTGTGTATTTAATTGCGGATAACATCGTCAACGATAAAGATGCAATCCTGACTCAAGTGCATGAGTCGCTTGGGCATTTTGGTATTCAGTCAATCTTAGGCGATACCTACGAATCAGTAATGGATGAGATTTACGCCGGCAACGCTACTGTGCGTAGGCTGGCTAACGCGAAGATGGCAGGGAAGTTGGATAAGCATACTTCTGTAGAAGAAGTACTAGCTGAGATGGCTGAGAAGGGCATCTACAACACCGCTATGCAACGTATCTTTAACGCTATTCGTCAGTTCTTGCGTAAGCTTGGCGTGCCTATGAGTAAGGTAACGGATACTGAAGTCCGTGAGTTACTAGCTAACGCCCAAAGGTTTGTATACGCAGGTGGTCCGACACGTGAAGGGGTTACTGCCTTTAAAGGTAAGCCACTATACAGAGGCGATGCGTTCAATCGGTGGTTTGGTAATTCCGTCGTGCGTAATAAAGACGGTTCGCCTAAAGTTATGTACCACGGCACGGCACGAGACATTACTGAGTTCAAAGCTAAACAAGCTGGCGCTATCTTTGTAACAGATGACCCAAGAGTAGCGGAAGCATTTTCCCGTTTATCTGAATCGTGGATGGTGGAAAATTTAAATAAAGTACTTAACCCAGATGAAGTAACTGCCCTTAAAAAAGAAGCCGCTGTTATCGCAAAAAAGACAGCCAAAGAATCGGGTGGCGTAGCAGAAGACTACGAAGAAGGTGAATTTATACGTTTGGCTATGGACAAAATGCCTTCCTACGCCAACATCATCCCGGTGTACGTCAGCGCACAAAAACCGTTTGACTACGAAAACCCAGAACATATTGCAGAACTCTCTAAGCAAATATCGCTTATGGGGGAAGATCGTGCGGATGTAATGCGTGGTAGTTGGGGCGCTATTGAATCCCCCCGCGTTCAAGACGCTATTAAAGCTGCTGGCTTTGATGGGTTTTATATGTACGAAGGTCGCCACAAAAATCTTGCTGTGTATGAGCCATCGCAGATTAAGTCTGTGTTTAATCGAGGCACATACGACCCTGCCGATAAGCGCATTCTGTACCGTACCAATATAAATAGCGTTGGGTCTACTACCCTTACTCAGCCGCCATATTCCAATAAGTATATGGAAGACGCTAAGAACGCCGCGTCTAAACTGCCGGGGTCATTGCAAGAAGCGTTCCTTGGTTTCTGGACGTTGCCACAACTTTCCCAAACTTATGGTAAAGAACTCCCATCGTTAAGTGTATTAGATAAGTCCTTGGGGCAACGTGCTTCTACTCTAGCTACTCGTCGGGAAAAGATCGCTAAGAACATCGACACTTGGTATAAGGTGGCTAACAAGCATAAAGCACTGCTGCCAAAGTTCTTTGATATTGCTAACGAGACGACCATTACTCAAGTAGACCCACTTGACCCAGCTAATGCTAATCTGCCACTCACTAAACAGTTTAAGCAGCTACCGCAAGCTTTGCAAGACGTATATAAAGGTTTACGCAAAGAGTACGACAACTACTCTAAGGCTTTCTTAGACGAGCTTACAAAGAACCTATCAGGTACCGCTGCTAGTAAGATGCGCGCAGAGTTTGAATCGCAGCGCTTAAAAGTTTACTTGCCGTTACGTCGTTTCGGTGAGTACTGGGCAACATACAAAGACAAGAGTGGTGAGCGTGTATCCGTTGCGTTTGATAGCCCACGTGAGCGTAACATTGCTATGGAAGCTGCTAAAAAAGATGGGGGTACCGACTTCCTTGAGCATGCCCGTCTTTCGCAGATTAATTATAGGCAAGCCCCACCGACAGGTTTTATGGGTAGGGTTGTGCTGCAACTCAAGCAAGCTAAAGTATCTGATGAAGTTATCAACGGGGTATATCAGTCTTATATGACGTTGTTCCCTGCTGAGTCCTTACGCCAACAGTTCCGCCCACGTAAAGGCACGTTGGGTTATGAAGCTGATGTATTCCAAGCATACGCTGATGTAGCTGGCAAGATGGCTAATCAGTTAACCAATATGGAATACGCCAAGGACATTGACGCTGCGGTTAGCGGGATTCGTACTGAAGCTACAGACACACCCTCAACTGCTATTAAGAACGTAGTTGCTAACGTGGACAAGCAGATAGATTTTATCCACAACCCGGTCAACAATCGTTTAGCCAGAGACGCAAGTTACGCTAGTTACCTTATGTATATTGCCGGTAACATCTCTTCGGCCCTCGTTAACTTGACGCAGTTACCTATTGTTGTCTACCCAATGCTCGCAGGTAAGTATGGAGTAAGTGCAACGACGGCTGCCATGCAGCAGGCTACGTCTATGTATTTCAAGGGCGGTAAAGACACAAATAGTACTTTCCTTCCCGACCATACTTTTGGCGCTAATGCTAAAGGTGTGTACAAACGTCTATACGATGAAGCGGTTAGCCGTTCTATTATCCGTAGGTCAACAGGCTATGAAATTACAGAAGCGCGTAAGAGCAAAGTCGACAGCTATACAGGGTTACGCGCAAAGGTAGAGCATGGTCTGGGTTGGATATTCCAAAACTCGGAACGTGCTAACCGTGAGATCACACTTATTGCCGCATTTGATTTGGCTAGGTCTAAGGGTAAGTCTATTGAGCAGGCTATTGAAGAAGCCATTAGCTTAGTCAACGATGCGCACGGTGCGGCTCTTGCGGAAACTGGGCCACGTTTCTTCCAAACAGGTATTGGCAAGGTTGCGTTTACTTTTAAACGATTTGCGCAATCCCAAATATATTTGCTGGGTCGTTTGTTTAATGACGCGTTCCGTGGCGCAGATCAAGTTACTAGAGATACAGCGCGTAAGCAACTGCTTGGTATATACGCTATGTCGTACATGTTTGC